GCGTTCGGGCGCAGGAGCGGCCTCTACGACGCTAGAATCCTCGTCCACGGGCACTGGCATAACTTCGCCGTCAGTCAGGCGGGGGATGCCCGCTGGATCATCTCCTGCCCGAGCGCGGACCGGGGCTCCGACTGGTGGACGAACCTGTCTGGCGACTCCACCAAGCCCGCCATCCTCACATTCGAGGCCCAGGGCGGGAATGCTTCATCTTGGGAGCTCTACTCCTGACCCTACTTGTAACCGCCCCACTACAAGGAACACCCCGGGAAGGAGGTGAACATGGGATGGTACTGGGACGCCACCATCGGTAAGGCCCTGAGCGGCTGGCGATGGAAGCTACACCACCTCTGGTGAGATAGAACAGGGCCCCCTCTCCTAAACCTAGGGGAGGGGGCCTTGTCGCGTCTCAGGCGATCTTGCGGATCACCAGATCATGCACGTACAGGACCGGGATCGGCGCATCCAGCCAGACACCCCACACGTCACCGAGTCTCTCATCCACCTTCTTGGGCTCGATTTCCAGGGACAGCTCCAGGTGGTCGCCCTTGCGGACAGTCAGGTCGGCGATCTTCGACCCCTGATCCACCTGGGCTGGGTGCCCCTCCTCCTGATAGCGGCGAGCGGTCCACAGGTTCACCTGGGTCTCCTCCTCGCCGAAGTTCCCCCCGGGGAAGGAGTAGCGCATCGTCAGCAGCCACTTCCCGTCCGAGGGCTTCAACTGGTCGAGGCCAGGAACGAGGGCCGGGTGCTGGAAGTCTAGGCGCACGCCGTCACCCGTGTCCGCTGCACTGATCTTCGGCCACTCCCCGATCGGCGGGAACAGGTCATCCGCGTGGGAGATGGCGCGCTCCGAGCGCACAATGACTGTGCCGAGCGGAGTGTCAGCTGGGACGGCCTGGCCCTTGTCGAGGCGCAGCACGCGGGGGAACACGGCCAGATTCTTGGCCAGTGTCTGGGTGAGCTCCTCGGCATGCCGTGCGATCGCCTTGGTAGCCTCGCCGTCGGCCTTCGTCTGCTCCGCCGCAGATCGAGTGGCGCGGATACTGTCACCCATGGCGGCAACCTGAGCCTTCGTGGCGTAGGCGCCGTCAGCGGCCTCCTTCGTGAGCGCCTTACCCGCGATGGCCTTAGCCTCCACGGCGTCAGCGGCAGCCTTACCGGCGACCGTGCGAACCTGCTCCACCTTCACGTCGACAGCACTGACGTCAGCCTTCGTGGCCTTACCGGCAAGCTCCTCCTTCGTGGCGAACTTGGAGGTGTCCACGGCAGGGTCGCCGTCGTTGATCTTCACCCCCGACGTGCCGATGTTGATGGTCACCTGCGACGGCAGGCACTGTCCCTGATTCTCTTCCGACATGCGTCTCCTTACGCCTGGAACTCGATACTTGCTGGCACCTCTTTGGCGCCGTCCCACACAGTCACCGTGACCGTCACCTCTTTGTCGCCATCCCATACGGTCACGGGGTTGGGCTTGGCCGGAGTCTCATAGATCTTCAAGGACGAGATCGCAGCATCGCCAGAATCAGCCGGAACGCCGATCGACGGCAACCACCGAGGCGCCGCGCTGGCGGGAAGCTCAACCTCAGCCACCACCTTCGTCTGCCCCAGGGGGAGCGCGACGGTAGCGACGTTGAACGGACCGTTGATCTTGACCTTGTTGTCATTGAACCAGTTCACGCGCAGGTCAATGCGGGCCTCCGCAGTATCCCGGTAGTCGACCTCGAAGGTGAACTTACGTGACCCTACAGGCATTGCTGCACTGTCGTAGGGGGTTGTGGATGCGCCCGCGGGGAGGGTAGCGCCATCCCCCATTCGGCTACCCTTACTGCGCCACCAGGCCCCCAGAACAGGGAAGATGGTATCTGCCACTATGCGTCCTTCCTGACGATGATCGTACCCGCCGGAGTTCCGGCCGGGACAGCCTCACGCTTACCGAGCGAAAGCACCTTAGGTCGCGTACGCAACTCCTCCACCTCAAGCTTCAACGGCAGGTAGCCCTTCAGCCACGGCACCGTGAGGTCAAGGATGTGCTGCGACGGCGGGTTAGCGTAGGGGTTCCCCACGGGCGCCCACTGGCCGCCCTGCTGAGGGTCCTCACGCAGCTGACCGTCCGTGATGTACAGGTGGGCGATGCCAAGCTTGTCAGCCTTGTCGAACACGCTCTTGTAGTTCTCGGAGGTGACGCCGTGGACGACGGCCCACCAGCGGGTGGAGGGGTACTGCTTCATGTGGTCGGGGAGGATCGGTGTCCCGGGATCCTCGACCAGGAATGCGGCGGCGTCCTTCTCGAACATCATGCACACGTCGAAGTCGAGCTTGCACATGTCCTCGGAGATGTTCGACCCCGAGTTGATGACGATGAGGAACTCCTTGCCGTACTTGGCCCTGATCTTGTCGATCAGGCTCTTGTAGGCGGGGATGCGGCCAGCCTGGGCGCCCCATCCGTTGATGGCCTCGTCGAGGAACACGCCCTGGCAGACGTCCCCGTACTGGGTCTTGGCCTTGTCGATCTGGGAGAGGATGTACGCCTCGGTGTACTTGTCCACGTCCGGCACGTTCGCGCGCCCAGGGTCACCAGCCGGGAGCGTGGCGGCGAGGTACTGGGTCTTCACGTAGAACACGGCCCGCTTCGCCCCGGCAGCGAGAGCCAGCTCGGCCTGCTTCTTGAAGTCGACGTTGAACTCGTCCCAGTTGCCGCTGTTCCGGTTCAGGATGACGATACCGAGGGAGCCCGCGAACTTAAGAATCTGCGCCCACTTCGAGGTCTTGCCGGGCTTGCCGTCCTCGTAGTAGTCGGGCCAGAAGTAGGTGACCGGGGAGTAGTAGCGCTCGCCCGGCTTGAAGGGAGTGATGGTCTTAGCCATCGCGTCCACGCGGCTGTCGACAGCGCTGACGGCCGCCAGGCCAGCCTTCTGCTCCAGTTCTCGATAGAGGTTCTCATTCGACACATAGGTGGACTGTGCCTCAACCCTGGTGAGGTAGGAGGAGAGGTCTACGTGCCCACCAGCCTGAGCCTGACTGAGCTCAGCCTTCGTGGCGTAGGTGGAGGCGGCCTCCGACTTCGGGAGAGCCGCGTCCGCGATCGCACGGGCAGCCCGAATGCTGTCCCCCATGGCTGCGGCCTGAACCTTCGTCGAGTAGGTGCCGGAGGCGGCAGCAGTGGTGAGGTAGTCGGATAGGGCAGCCTGAGTGGCGTACTTGCTGTCCGCTGTGGAGGCGGTTACGTACTGACTGAGGTCTGTCTTCTTGGCGTACTTGCCGTCGGCGGACTCGGCGGTGACGAAGCGGGAGGTGTCCGGGACCGTGGGGATGGAGCCCTTCACTGCCTCCAGGGCGCTCTTCGTGGCGTACGTCGAGGATGCCTCATCCTTCGACAGGGCCGCAGTGGCGGTGGACTTCACTCCCTCAATCTTCGCGCCCAGAGCGTCGTCAGCCTGCCGCATCTCCGTCTTCGTGGCGAACCCAGACAGGTCAGGGGCAGCCTGCCCGCCCCCACCCAGCTGGGCCTGGGCGAGGGCCGCCTTCGTGGCGTAGGTGGATGCAGCATCCTCTGACTTCAGGTAGCCGCCCAGGGACTCCTTCGTAGCGTACGTCTCCGCAACTGAGGTGGTGGTTGCGTACTTGGCGAGCTCGGCCTTCGTCGCCGCAGAGGTGGTGGCGGAGTCGATGCGCTCACCGAGCTTCCGCTCAGTCGCTAGCGCCTCCTCCTTGGTGGCGTAGGTGGCGGCAGCCTCAGCCTTAGGGAGAGCGGCATCAGCCGTGGTCTTCACGGAGTTCAGGCGAGACGACAGCGCGTCATCCCCACGGGTAACCTCCTCCTTCGTTGCCAGCGTCGAAGTATCCACCTGGCGTCCCTCAGACGCCTTACGCAGAGCCTCCAGCTCCGCCTTAGTGGCGAACGTTCGGTCGGCCTTCTCCGTGCTGTACCATGTCAGGTTAGTCATTCGTCCTCCATGCGAGTACTCCATCCCCGACCTCGATGACGTCGGGGGCGTTGATTGCTTCCAGGGTGCCGTCGCCAATGTCGCGGACTCGGCGCCCGTCACGGTCGGACGGGTCTTCAACGGCGACACCGGAGAAGATGTCTACGAGGTCGACCTCGGTGCCAGCGATGATGCGCGCGTTGATACAGCGAGTGAGGCCAGTGTCGCCGGGGATGTTGACGCACACCCGGTAGTTCTGTTCCCCGTCAGGCAGGGTTGATGGGGCTGCGATGTTCAGGAAAGGCTCACCGTCATGGTTGACGAGGATGCCGTCAGGACGGAGCCGCCCCCCGGCATAGTGGGCTATGAGGGCGTTCGTAGCGTCAACCTCAATGCCCTTGTACTGGGGCATGGGGGTGAACTCAACTGTCCCCATGCGGCCGAGCCCCTCAGGGCCGACCACCTTACCTGTGATGCGAGCGTACCCTTGGGTCATGAACTCTCCTGACGCCGATTCGTTACAACCTTCACTCTATCAATCCGATCATGAAGGTTGGACACTTCGTCGTAAAGGTGAGCTCTGTCAGTGCGTGCATCATTCCGCACACCCTCAACCTGCCCCTCTAAGCCCTGAAGCCTGCGCGACTGGTCACTCACGCTATCCCGAAGAGCCCCCACAACCTCGGTGAGAGCATCCATCTTGGAAGTCAGGTCATCGAATCGCATATCTAGGTCGTCTCGCAGGTTCGTGGCGTGGTTATTGTGCACCCCCTCGGATGCGGATTCAGCAGCATCGGCCGCCCTTACGACATGGGCACTCATGCGCTCTAGGCGCTCGTCGTTCTCGACCTGCTGCCTCTTAATCCTACTTGCAAGACGGGCAACCAGTGCAGCCAGGAGGGCGACCGTAGCCGCAATGAGATCAGGAGATGTTAGGACTTGCCCTATCGGCAGGACGCCCTCCATTGGCTGCATGGTCGTTCAGCCCGCGTGGCGAGGAGTGTACTCGACAGGGGCGGTAGCGATCGCCTTGTCCGTCTCCTTCGCGTCAGCGAGAGAGGTCAGGACACTCGCCAGGACGGCGGTCGCAGCGATACCGAGCGCCCCCTTCCAGTCAATGTCGAGAATTCCAACACCCACAACGAACGTGGCGAGAAGGGACTGGGCGAAGGTCTTCACGGCACGATCAAACACGCCAGACCAGAATGAGGCGCGAGCGTAAATGCTCATGCACTCACCTCTTTCGGGAACAACTAGGGGGCAGGACTTCCGCCCCACCCCCTAGTTTACCGTCCACCCAGTGGTGTCACATAAGCCGGAAGCTACCCGATCGGGAACGGTTCAGGGCCTCCTGGAGCGCCGCCCAGGTCGCCTCCCCAGGCTCCCCGTCCACGTAGTCACCAAAGGACCATCCGCCAGCGAACCGGTTCCACATGTCCGGGGCTGCGGGCTTCACCCAGCACCACGCCCAGTACTGGAAGACGCGCACCGCGTGGGAGTCCCACCCCCGGTCCTCGGCCAGCTTCCCGGAGCCGGTGAGCATCTTCTGGGAGTGCTCCGGTACGGTCTTGTTCAGGTAGCGGCGAAGGTTGGCGACAGCGTATGTCTCGTTGTAGCCAGGGGCGAAGACCTCGATGAGGCGCTGCACGGTGGCAGGCCCATACTCGCCATCCACCTCAAGGGTACCTGCGGTAGCCACAGGGGCGGGGGCGCCGGAGATGACCTGGCCGCCGCCGACCATCCGGTCCCAGGTGGACCGGTCTCGCAGGCGGTTCAGGTCGAGAGTCCCACTGTAACCAGGAAGACGCCCATCCTCCGTGTACTGGTGGATCAACGGGGATCCCCAGTACGAGACCGACGGGACAGCCGGGTCACTATAGGAGGTGCCATAGTCACTGTAGTCAGGGCCACCCGCATACCAGAGGGGGTACTCGCTGGCCGCGCTGGACCAGTCGTAGCCGTTCACGGCACTGCCGTTCATGTAGATGCCGGGCGTGGAGCCGGTCATGCCCTTCACGGCGTCAAGGAAGGTCTTCGCCCAGCCGGGCCCCTGCTCGACCGCGTTCGCCTCCCAGTCAAGCCAGAGAGTGGCCTTACCAAGGTACCCGCGCACAGCATCCACGAAGTAGCGGGCCTGCTCCTGAGCATCCCCAGGGCGAGCGAAGTGGTAGAAGCCGAGCCGCTTCGAGGCCCCGAGGGTGGAGTTGGCCTGCGACCCCATGTATGGGTTCACATAGTCATTGTCTTCAGTCGCTTTCACGATCACGAAGTCGGCCCACAGGGCGGCCACATTCAGGCCAGACTGGTGGCTGGAGATGTCGATACCGTGCGCGTGCGCCGGGCCAGCAGGGGCGGCAGTAGGCGCTGGCGCAGGCTTAGCCTGAGCGGCCTGCCCCTTGCGGAACTCAGGCCACTGCGACAGGAACTTCCCCTCATCGAAGCGGTGGCAGCTGGTCCACGCCCCCGACTGAGTGTGCGGATGACTGGAGTAGCGGACGGTACGCGTCTCACCCCCGGTCTGGTCTCCGAGGTAGCCGTCAATGCTTCCATCCTCAGCAATCCACGCCTCAGAGACGAGGGGGTCCCCCCCGTCCTCAACGGCGATGCACACATGCCCCCTGCCGCCCTCGTTCGCGGCGGACAGGATCACGTCACCAACACGGAACCCACCCTGAGGGGTGAGGTCAGAGTCGTTCCACGGGACCTCGTTGAAGCCGCGAGCCTCCAGGCCCGGCCTCATATTGCCCGTCCAGTGGTCGTTAATCTCCGGAAGGGCGGGGTGACCCCAGGCGGCTCCGTAGGTGTCGTGGATGCCGTAGCAGATCGCCCCGCACACGAGGCTGGAGCAGTCAGCGTTCTGGGGAGAGGAGACGTGCCCCTCCCAGTCTGCGTTGGCGTACCAGGTGCGCCGGTCGGGCTGCGAGTACCCGACGTTCTCCTGATCGCAGATTCGACGCGCGATACGCGCCGCAACACTCCCTACACTCACTTGCTCTCCTTACTCGCGGCCTTCTCGGCCTCCATGGCCACGACTCGCTGCTCAGCCACCACGGCCCTACGGGTCAGGGTGGCGACTTCCAGGGTCAGCGCGTCGATCACGGCGAGCGCGTCGACCTGGCTACTCTGAGGTTCCATTGGTATTGCTCCAATCTTCTGGTTTAGGGGCAGGCCCATAATACGTGCCGGGCAGAGTCATGTCGTTCTCTGAGGCCGGATCGTCCCCGCCAGGGGCTCCGCCTCCGTTGAGGTCTGGTGGCAGACTCCATCGGGACTTCCTGGAGTGGTCCTGGAGTACCGGCTCGCCGTCTGCGTCCACGTCTCCAAAATCGACCATGCGGGCACCCTTGACTAGGACGTCCACGGCTGCGCCAGGAGCGCCGGAGACGCGGACCACCCACTCGTCGGGATTGGACCTGTCCAGCGCCGCGGAGGAGGTGCCAGAGGCGAATACGACCCACGGCGCAACCGGGGAGGCGATCCGAGGCACATAGTCCGGGAGCGCCCACGAGGCGTGACCGCCCTCGTCGAGCGTGAGGTTCTCCCAGTACTCGATGCCGTCGTAGGGGGACTCGGTACAGGAGTGAGACAGCCACATGCCCCTCTCCTTGGTCAGCCTCGGGACCGGCATGATGAACTTCTTGTTGCCAGTCATCTGGATGCCGGAGTTATCCAGGTAGATGTGGGGGTTGAGTCTCCAAGCAACCTCCAATCCATTGGAGGTTGCCCACATTCCGGTGTTCTTGTTCCCCAGCGTGGCGAAGCTGAGGAAGTCCCGTCCCAAGCCTAAGTAGGCGAAGTTGTTGTCGTTGGTTTTCCGGTAGGAGATACCGGAGTCGTTGAAGGCAAATGACGAGGAGTTGATTCTGGATGAGAAGCCGTACTTGCTGATAGCCAGCGACCCCCAGTCGCCATTAGGGCCGACAGTGATCGACACCTGCTGAGTGCCCAGGATGAGGGACGGCCTGGCTTCGGCGCCCTTCCTGGCGGCCGACTGAAGAGTGATCGAGGGCTCGCCAGTATTGGCGTCCTTCTGAATGAAGAGTGCGCCATCATCCCAGTCGTCCTCCAGTGAGTTGAACGCCAGACCGCACCCGATCTTCGCCCCAGACCTGGCGACGTCGGTACCGGTCTGCGCCCATATGATGTCGTTGAACCAGACCTTCGACCATGAGTCTTGGCGCCCGAGACTTCCGTTGATGGTGATTTCGCCCGTGCGGGCGTTAATGTCAAGCGACTTCCATCCATTAGAGGAATAGGCGCGCATGCCAGTATTGTCGATCTTCAGGCCGCGATTGTTCTGGCGATCAGTCTGAATGGAGGCGCCGGTGATGACCTGCCCGTCGATAGCCCCCGCGCGCAGATTGTCTGCCGTGATCGCGTTGGCGGCAATCATGCCAGCCTTGATCTTCTCAAACTCGCCACTGCGGGCGTTGATAATGCGAGTCCACACGTGCTTCGCCGTGAGGTCGACGAACGACGCATTACCGGTCACGGTCAGCTGGTCAGTGGTGAGCTGGAGGAACTTGCCGATATCACCAGCGATCCGCCTAGCGGCGAGGTCGTTGATGGCTGCGGACCCGGCGGTCAGGCGCCCCACGTCCAGGTTGCTGATCTGCTCACCGGAGACGCGGGTGCGTTCCCAGTCAGAGCCATTCCACTTCCACTCCGCCACAATGTCAAGAGTGGAGGGGTCCTGGATGCGAGCCGTATCACCATAGGTCTCCCCCGGAAAGTCGGGCTTATCGGCGGAGTTCCCCTTCTGGTAGAAGACCTTCCCGAACACGGTGCGCATGCGGCGGATAGACGCCTCGATCGTGGACTGCGCGAGTGAGGCGGCAGCCTTCTGGAACGGGTTGTCGGACTCGACCCACTCCCAGCCCTTGTGGGAGTGGACGGTCGTGTTACCGTCGGCCGACCTGTCGTAGGCGGGGAATGTGGTCTCTGCGGGGAATGTGGCCGGACCGGGCCACTGGATGTACTCGTCCTTGATCTCAGCCACGATTCACCTCACTTCGCGCGGATAATCATGGAGGCGACCGAACCGCGGGGACGGATGGGGAATGGCTGGCCGCCGCCGACGTTCTTCGCGTAGGGGCGACGATCGGCCACTGTTGTGCCTGTGGACATGGCGTAGGTGTACCCATTGCCGGAGGCGTCATTCCATCCGATGTCGGTATTCGCTTTACCGGCGCGCCAGTTGGAGTTCTGGTTGTTGGAGTCTACGATGTCGTGGCCGTGTGAGGGCATCTCGTTCACGGTGAGCGTGTGGTGGGTCTCTCCGACGGTCGAGCCAGTGACAAGCGCGTCAGTGCTCCCCTGGCCGTAGATGACCTTGCCCTTCAGGTCTGGGACGTTGAACGTGGTGGACCCATTGCCACTGCCTGCGACGGTTCCGATCGTGTCGAACAGGGCCTTGTACTCGGTGCGGCTCACTTCCTGCCCATAGCACAGTAGCCAGTTCTTCGGAGGGCGAGACCCATAGAAGGGAAGAACAGCTCCCACCGGCACAATGGCATCAACGATCGAGTTATAGGACCTGTTCACAGCCGACAGTGAGTCGAATGTGTCGTTAGCGACCTGAGTGGCATGCTCAGCAGAGGTTGTTGCCGCAGTGATCCCATCCTCCATCTTGGTGAGCTTCGCCGCCGTAATGGGGGTGCGCCCATCCGGGCCATCCTTCCACACATTGCCCTGATACGGCATGTCAGTCTCCCTTCTTCCTCAACGTGAACACGCGAGCATCCGGAGACACCCACTGCGACTTGTCAACAACGCCCTTATCCGGCGGGTATGGGCCTGTCTCCACCAAGGATACCGCAACCTGCGTCATAGCCTCAGAGAGCTTCTGGGTCTCCTTAAGGGCCTCAGCGCGGGCGGCACGCTGAAGCACGTCGCTGGCTGCGATCTTCTCTTCGACTGAGCGGACGATAGCGTTCGTGTCAATGGACTGCTCAAGAGTGATGGTCGCCTTGGGGCCCCACTCGGACTTATTGCCTGCCCGGTCATAGGCGCGTAGGCACACCTCATAGTCCCTGATCTCCAGGCCCGCAATGGAGGTGCGCTGCATGGGGGTAATCATGTCCGCGAACTTCGCCGGGGGGCGGCCGGGGTGCTGCACAGACACCTCAACGCCAGCGAAGTCGGCAGGCATGCTCTGCCCATTCTGGCCCGAGTAGTCCCACCACACCTGGAGCACGCCGAGAGACTGCGACAGGACCGGGCGAGACGGAACAGGGGGCGGCTCCCTGTCAGACTCCGTGGTCAGAATCAGCGGCTGCGACCAAGCGCCGGTGGCATTAGCGCTCTGCGCGCGCACCGAGAACCGGTACTCCGTCCCCGGGAGCAGGGGGCCCACGGTGGCCTTCGTCGTGTCGGAGCCGCGCACAACCATGGAGCCCGCGACACTTGTCCCGAACATGGACAGCTGCCACGCGACCTCATAGGAGACGACATCGACAGCATTGCCTAGGGTGTCGGTCTCGACGCGCCCCCACTGGAGGTCAACGAGGGCACGCACCCACCCCTCCGAGTTGGTGACGGCGCGACTAGAGCCCGTCAGGCCCTGAGGGGGGAGGGGCCAGTACTTGCTTGTCGGCTGGCTGGGGCGAACGCCACTGCCTGACGTGGAGGCGAGCCCCACGATGCCCTTCGTGCGCTTCGTCAGGCGCCCCAGGAGGCTATCCAGGACTGTCCCGAAGGTGGTGTGCCCAACGACCATCCCGTCCTTCTGAGTGACGCTGATCTGGGCTACCTGCAGGCGCTCCATACCCTCGGCGCGCTCCACCATGATCCAGTCCCCGAGCCGGTAGTCAACCCACGGGAGGAGGTGCACATCGGTGGCGGCCCACTCGCGCTTAATCTCCTCGCTGACATGCGCCCCAGACTTGAGGGTAGCCTCGGCGACCAGCCGGGCCGTGGCCTCCAGCTCCACGCCACCAGCCTCCACGACCTTCTCGACGCGGCGCATGCCACGGGGGGCCAGGTCGTTGTGGATCAGCCAGGTCCTCCCGGCCTCGCCCTTCACGAGGACGTCGGTGCACATGTCCGCCCAGGTGGCTACCTCGGGTGCGCCAGTGAGGGTGGTTGCGAGGGGCCACCGCTTCGAGGCCGTCAGGTCTCTAGCCTGGGTGGTGTCCGCGTTGTACACCTTGAAGGTGCGGCCCTGCCATATCGTGTCGATCATGCCCAGGTCACGGAGGGAGTCTACGATCTGGAGGAGGCTGATCGTGGGGTCGAAGTAGAGGGTGACGATCTTCACCCAGTCCTGATTGGCGGAGTCCTTCACGGTGTTGGCATCCAAGGTGAGACCCGCACCCCAGCCGCGCTTTACGGCATTCTGCCAGACTGTGCTGATGATTACCCCCGCGTTGCGGGACAGGAACTTGAACTTACCGTCCTTGTCCTTCGACTCGACAGGGACGGACCAGACAAGAGCTTCCTTCAGGTAGTCGCTGACGTGAATGGCGGTCACCTTGCGAGAATCGGTGCCGTCGCTGACGAGGTTGTGCTCAGTCTTCTGGGTGACGAACCGGGCGTCGGGTAGCTCCTCCCAGTCCGCCCCGTTGAAGGTGGCCTCCACAGCCACCTCGACCTCGCGCTCAAGGACGCTACCGCGAATGGCGTTCGGTCCCGGCGCGTAGGTCATGGACAGGGTGGGGGTCTTCCCTCTGGGGGTGGTGACCGTCATCTCCAGGATGTCTGGCACGACCCCGATCTTCGCGCCCTGCACCTCGTAGGCGACGGCGCGCAGCTGCATGCCGGGGAAGTATTCGCGGCGCATCAGTAGGCCCTCCTAGCCTGAATAGCCCCGGTGGTGCCGGTGACCTGGAGGATGATCTTGCCCTCATGGTTGGGGGTGAGCTGTAGCCCCTCGGGGGACATGCTGATCTCGGCGGACGCATTGAATGCACCCTGTATAGGGTACCAGCGTTCGGACACCTGCCGCCAAGCAGAGTACTTGCCGACATCGACAAGTAGCCTCTGGTCGGACTCCATGGTGCCCCGCCAGGTGAGGCTGGTGCCGGAGGTTACGTCCTTGATGGTGACCGTGTTGGCTGTCGGCTTGAGCTTCAGGGTCGCATCGGAGATGGGGGCAGCCCCACCGGCGAGCCTCGACAGGTCATCCAGCTGGGTCTCGATGGTTGTGGTGTCACGCCAGACGCCCTCCACGGCCTCGAAGATGACGGTAGTGTCGATCGCCCATTCTCCGTACCGCCAGGACGGCTGAGACACGCTCACGAGCCGCACGAGCGCCTCCCTGGGGCTAACGCCCGCGGGGTGGTGCTGCAGGGTGACCAGCTTGTTTGAGGCGCGCAGGCGAGCCATGAGCGCCTGGAAGTTGCGGTCCAGGTCCGCCCGGTCCGCCCCCTCAACCATGAACGCCACCGTCACCTTGAACGTGCCGACCTTCAGGCCCGCCCCGTCAATGATGCCGCTACGGAACGGTACGTCCGTGGACTCAAGGCGCGGAGAAGGGACCGCAGGGAGGAGGGTCCCCTCCATAACTCGCCACTTCCCCGGCTGGTCAAGATCAACCCCGTTCAGGGAGTATTCACTGCTCATGCCACCATCCTAGATGCTCGCGGCGAGGCGGATGCCGTCCGCCACGTCGTCGCGGGTCTTCGAGTCGCGTTGCGCCTGCGGGTAGTTGTTCACGATCGTCACCGAACCTCCGGGACGTTGCCCCTGGCCGCCCTGAAGTGTGGAGCTGGCGATCGAGTTGAGGCGATCCTTGGAGGGCTTCACCTTCTCGAACGAGGTAGATACGGACGCCGCAATGTGCGGGGCCACATCGTTCTGGAGGTCCTCCGTGAACCCCTGGAGAGACTTACGCACAGCCCCGTATTGGGACTCAAGTCCGTTAATGAACCCCTGCATGACCAGTTGTCCAGCGTCCTTCAGGATCACCTTGTCAACCGGGGCGGGGCCCTTCCACGAAGGGAGGTACGAGGTCAGGGACGACAGCTTGTTCTTCACGGCGCCGAACATGGAGTTGATGCCGTTAAGGAACCCCTGAATCACGTTCCTACCAGCGCTAATCAGCCACGACCCCGCGTTCGCGAACACGTTCATGATGCTGTTCGGGATGTTACGAACCGTGTTCAGCATGTTGTTAACCCAGCTGGACACGGTACTCACAATGCCGCTCCACATGGAGGACGTGATACTACTGACGTACGACCAGCCGCTACTGATGAGGTTACTGACCCAGCTGATAGCACTGGAGACCGTCGAGGTGATCGAATTCCATACGCCCTTGATCGCATTCCAGACCGCATTCCAGGAAGCACGCGTGTAGTTCTCAATATTGCTGCCGAAAATCTTGATTAAGCCAGCAATAATGTTCCAGACACCCTCACCAATAGCCTTGATGCCATTCCAGGCGCCAGACCAGTCACCCTTAATCAAGGCCATCACCGTTTGGAGGATGCCCTTGATAGCCTGAATGGCGCCCGTGATGACCGCCACGAGCGTGTTCCAGATGTTCATGGCGAGCGGCATGAGCCACTGGAGTGTCTGCCCCACCAACTGGATCGCCGGGATCAGGGCGGCCGCCAGAGTCTGCACCAGCGACACGATCGGCGGCAGAACCTGCGGAAGATACTCAGCAATGAGCGGGGCCAGCTGGGCGATGATCTCCGAGATAACAGGAACCAGGGCCTGAATCACCGGGAGGAGGGCCGCCCCCAGCTGCTCGATGACCGGGACAAGGATCGGAACCAGTTGCTGGAAGATCGGAGCCAACCCCTCCACCAGTTGCGCCACCAGTGGGGCGATAGCCTCAAGGAGCGTCCCGGCGACAGTGGCGATCGCGCCGAATGCCTCACCCAGTGCAGGCATGGCGGGAGCCAGGGCCTGCACAGCCACAAGGAGACTGTTGAAGAAGTTCGCCAACCCATCCTGGAACGCGGGATTCTCAAGGGCGGTAGCAATACCGGTGAGTGCGGTGCGCAGCGTCTCCCCAATGAGGGGGAGGATAACGCCGAGGGTGGGCTCAAGCGACACGAACGCCTGCCCAAGCCTGCCCACCCCCTGGAATGCCGAACTAGCGGCCCGCCCCATGGATGAGAACAGGTTAGAGAGGGTCGCCTGGAACAGGGGGCCGTTCACAGCCTTGTTCGCCTTATCGAGGGCCTCGGCAATGGAGTCGATGGGGGCGGACCCGTTAGCCATAGCCTTGAACAAGCCACCAATGATCCCGGCCAGGTCGATCGTGATGTCCTTGAGGGTGCCGAACGCCTTCGCGGCCCTACGGATCGACTCCTCCATCTGCCCAGATGCGGCGGCCTTAGTCGCCCACTTCTCGAACGATGCGGCCAGGTCGTTGGCCCACTGGGCGATGCCGGGCAGGAACTTCGCGCCCACCTCCCCCATGGTGAGGATGCCGTTCGTGAATGACTTTGCCCCTGTGGAGCCGATCGCCAGGGCCTGCGACAGGTACATGAGGGACTCATGGAACCCAGCAATATGCCCCGTGGCGGCATCGGCAATAGCGGCCGTCATAGACCCCAGGTTAGAGGCGATAGACTGCAGGGCGGGAGAAAGCTCCTGCAGGGCGACGTTAGCGAAGTCGCGGATCGGCTGGGCAGCCTGCTCCCAGTACGCGCCAGAGATTTGCTTCTGAAGGTTCGTGAACGCGGGGCCAAGGTCCTCAAGGACAGTCTTCGCATCCTTCAACGCGACAATCAGTACCCCAACACCAGCGGCGGCAGCACCGAAGATACCCGGGAGAGCCAGGAGTGCCGGAGTCGACTTAGCGATCCCCACACTCAGAGACGCAAACACGCCCAGGCCGGAGCCGATCACCGACACCGCACTGCCGATCAACGTAGACACGGTACCGAACTTCACGGCCACCGTATCCAGGTTCTTCAGGAAGTCGTTCAGGTTCCGGCCGATCGACTCGAAGACGTTACCGCCCGCGAGGGCCTTCAGCTGGGCTGCGACGCGGGCCGCAGACGCCTTGCCTAGACGCACGTTGATGTCCACCCATCGGGGGTGGACGAGGCGCCGCAGGTCGAAGCGAGCCTTCCCGTCATCCAGGTCGGCGTTGATGGTTGCCTTGCCGTCAAGCTTGCTCAGCTCGTGCTTGATCTTCTTCTTCTGCTCCTCGGAGAGCTTAGCGTGCACGTCAACGTCAGCCTTGATGGCTGCGATCCGGGCCTTGAGCTCCTTCTCGGCAGCAGGATCAAGCTTCGCCTTGGCGGGAATGTCGGCCTTGAGTTTGTTCAGCCGAGCCTGGAACTGCCGGAACGACCTCTCATTGGCCGTGAGGCCAGCCTTGACGTCCCCCGCAGCAGACTCAACCTCCTTCTTAAGCTTAGCCAGATCACCCGGCCGCGTGGAGAGGTTAATGTTGGTGCGAATGTTGTCGAGGCGCTCCTCGATCTTCTTCTTCTGCTCCTCCGAGAGGTTCGCGTTGACCTTGACCTCGGACTTGATCTGCTGAATCTTCTTCCGCAGAGCCTCCAGCTGCCCTACCTTGAGGTCGACCCCGGCCTGCATTCGGGTGTCGGTTCTAGCGACCTGCTCCTGGGCCTTCTTCAGGGACTCCTTGTCCAGCTGCACGTTCGCGTCGAACGTGAGTTCAAGGTCCTTGACCTGCTTTTGGATGCGCTTCAGGTCCTTGCGGAGCTTGCTCGCAAACTGGGAAAGGTCCGGGACGACCTTGACGGAAAGCTTACCGACTGTTCCCTTACCGGCCATCCCGAACCTCTCAACCTATGGCCGCAAACAGGGCGGCGACACCAGCAGTATCCTGTGACGATACTACCGCATTGGACCCACTGGAGTTGGGTCGCTCAATCATCTCAGAGTCCTTCAAGACGGCCTTGTTTACGGCAGTCCCCTTAATCAGCAGGGCCAGGCGATCCAGGGCCTCCGACAGTCTCTCTGAGTCATGCGAGTACCCAAACCACTTCTCCCCGCCCAAGCCCTGCGCGCGGTACATGGACCACGGCTCATGCGGAAGGCGCTCAAGGAGCTGGCTCACGAGGCGCACCCGGTAGTCACCATGGACGTCAATCCGGTACAGTACCCAGAAATCCGCGGCGGCCTCCGGGTGCTCCTCGAAGAACTCATCTAGCCCTTGGCGCCTGCGGCTTCCCCCGCGTAAGCCATCACCAGGTTGATGACATCCTCAAGGTCAGCCTTGTCGTAGAACGCATCCCACGCGTCGAGGTCCTTGATGAAGCCCCCATCCTCCAGGGCCCCCATGACGTCAGCGAGCACGAGCAGGAGGTTCACGGAGTCAGCATTGTCTCCCATGAACGGCTCAAGCACGGAGGTGAGGCGCATGCGCTTCGACGGGCGCAGAGTATGCGGAGGCACGAACAGATCGTGCCCCTCGATGGACGAGAACTCGGGAAGCTTGTCGACCTTCTTGGTGGCCACGCTGGTTTCCTTCCAGTGGGGTGTTCGGGGTGTTGGAAGGGGCACCGCCACACACCCCTACATGGCGGCGCCCCTAGTATATCGGCCGTCAGTTGACGGTGAACTGCTTGCCGTCGGAGGAGGCGACGTTGTTCGTGACGACCACGTTCGTAGCGCCAGCGTTCAGGCCGCGAGGAACGTAGGTGGTGATCTGCGTGGCAGAGTCCTTCTCGAAGGAGGCCACCTTGTCGCCGAACTTCACCTCCCGGACGCCATCGAAGTTGGCTCCGGCGATGACGACCTTCGCCCCGACCGCGCCAGAGGCGGGAGTCAGGGTGGCAATGGTCGGCTTCGCAGTACCAACGCCGGTAACGACGCGCGGCTCAAGCATCTGAACGCGAGTCTTACCCGAGTTGGGGGACAGGAGCGTCCCGGCGATCTTGACCTCAGTGAAGTTGTCCAGAGACAGGGACGGCATGTTACCGGCCAGGGAGACGCGGCGGAACAGGTAGCCGGAGACGATGCGACCGTCCTCGACAACAACGAGGATGGCGCGCTCACTGGAGGCATCCAGCTCGATGTCCCAGGCGCGCTTCGTGGCGTCGTAGGTGGAGCCGGGGAACGCCACCTTCATGACGTCCTCGCCGAGGTTGACGGCGTTGATGGTGACCTTGTTGGTGACGTCCTCACGGGTAGAGCGGACACCCTGACGGTCCCAGGTACGCTTCGTGGAGGTGTCCCCACCATCGGACTCGAACTCAATCAGATTCTCACTGGAGGTGTCACCCAGCCAGGTCCACCCACTCCCCTCAAGGGTGGTGCCGTCGCCGAAGGTGTAGCCGTCGAGGTTCGGGGCCTCCGTGTCAGGTGCTGCGTAGTAGACGTGCCCGCGGCCCGCGATCTGAATCTTGCTGTTTCCGAGGTTAGCCATCAGGCTCCCTTCCTGGCCGTCACCTGAAGGGACGAAACCATATTGATGTAGTCGGATGTCGTGCCCATGTCGGTTTCCGGCGTGGGCAGCTGGGTCCACTCGATGTAAGTGGCCCAGCCTTCGGAGGTCTCCATGCCTGACCTCCAAGCTTTCTCGATGGCCTGCACGAGGGCATCGGAGGCGTCTGACACCTCATCCCCGTCCGGGCCGGTCATGTACAGGCGAGACCTGATCTGGGTGGCGGCGAATGTCGGCCCAGATGGGTGAATGCGCGAGATCGTCATTTGTACTCGGCACACGAGCTCGTTCATTGGGTCATCCACGTCACCGTGGGTGCGCCACACGATCCGGGAGAGGATCGGCCACTCGTCTGCGTAAGCGGCGGCAGCGTCGCGCACGTACCTGTAGATGAACGGGAGAGGGTTCACGTAGGCCATTAGAACCCCCCGTTCGCGCGCACGACGCCACGCATGATGTTCAGGCCGGGAACCCACGTCCTGTACCTAGCTCCCTGACGCCCCGATCGGCGCCCCTGGGCATCCTGATACACGTAGTGGCCGAACTCAACGGCCGCATCATGATCTGTGGATGGGGAGATGGACCAGTCCACCTTCCCCTGCTTCAGGCTGAACGAGGAGGACAGTTCCCCAGTCTTAATATGGGGGGCGGCGGCGGCCTCGACCTCGGCGAACACCTTCGCGGCAGCGGCAGCGAACTCGGGCTGTCGTGCCACCACGGCGGCAATGTCCTCATGCACGCTCTCGTTGTCGTAGACCTCGATCATCGGGACTCCGTTCCTAGTGTGTCGCATCGGACACTGAAGTGGTGCGTCATAGGGGAGGCGTCATAGGTGAGTGGCTCGCCCGCCTGCTGGAACGTCTTCCCCACCAAGGCGTCGGGCCCCTTGATGATCTTCACCCACGAGTGCGGGCCTCCCGGCCACTTACGGCCAGTCCCCATGATCTTCAAGGTCGTCTCATCCGTGAGGTCGCCGCGGATGTCGCGATTCTCAGTCGCCTTCAAGGCATTACCAGCGGACGGCTGCACGAGCACCTTGTCTATCATGAACGTCTCGCCACGCTCGAAGCGGCGCCCAGTGCGCCCCTCCTTGATGACAGCGAGCGTCACCTCAACCACATGAGGGCCGTTCTCCAGGTAGCGGCCACGGCGGGGCCGGAAACCTACCACAGTGACACCTCATCCTCATCGTAAACGGGGTGGTCGCCAGCGAAGTCGAGGGCTGACGGGCCGCGCAGGTACGTGGGGTCCACCGTCAGGGGACCCTCCAGGGCGCCCAGGAGGTGCGTGCGCCGCGCATACCCATCCATCTCGGCGCCAGCTACGCCCCACCCGGACGTGCCAGCCTGTAGGGCCCGCCAGTCGCGGTCGGCGATCTCCAGGATGCCGGACGCGACAGCCTGATTCACCGAGTAGGTGTACGTACCCTCGGTCTCATACTTGTAGAGGCCGCCGCCAGGCGCCCTGAGGACACGGGAGACCGACTCGGCCTCCACCATCCGCATGATGACAGAGAAGCTGTAGTCCACGCGACACCGGTTCACAGCGTCAGGCATGCGCGACAGAATCAGGGCCTCAGCCCTATCCAGAAGAGCCTGCACCCAGACCTTCTCGTCATCCTCCAGGTACCGCATAAGCGACCCCTGAACATCACCCAGTGTTGCTACCGTCACTTCTCCACCTCCTCAGGAATCCAGGCCACGGGGTGGCCGCCAGCCGAAACCAGCGGCCACCACCCGGGTCACTTGCTGGTGATCTTCACGAACGCGCGCGGGTCACGCAGGACCCAGCCGAACTGAGCCTCAGCGAGGATCGCACCCATGTTGCGGTCGAAGAGGTCCACACCACCGGCGCGCTCGGTCGCCTTACGGTAGGTGATGGTCTCAACGAAGCCGAGACGCAGAGCGTCCTTGAAGTCGCCTCCAATGCCGAGAAGCTTCGCGGCCGGAACCTTGGCCTTCTCGTAGCCGGAGACGGCGCGAGAGTAGGTGGCCGGGACCCCCAGGACGGTGCCGAACTTCGCGGTGATGTCGGGGGCCTGCTGGTAGAGCGGGCGACCCTGAGCATCCAGGGCATTCACCAGGTTGCTGCGGAACTTCGGGGCGAGGAGGAAGTGGTCGAAACCGAACTCGGCCTCGTCCGCATCGTCCAGCACAACCTTGTCGTAGGCGGCGGACAGCTGCTTGGTGAAGTAGCCGGTAGCGGTGGAGGCCAGGTCCAGCTCCTGCACCTTAGTGGTGGAGGTCAGGGCCTCCTTGCCGGTGATGGCGGTGCCGGTGTTCGCGTCAATGCCGTGGATGACGGCAGTGTCGATGGCGCGAGCAATGGCCTCGCCGAGGGCGCGCTGGATGCGAGAGTACTCGCCGAGCGGGTCAGCCTTAGCGGTCTCCTCCGAGTAGAGGATCATCACGGCGGCCTTGACCGGGGTGACGGTCTTGACCTTGCTGGACAGGGTAGCGACCGGCTTCAGGCCACCCTCCTGGACGATACCGGCGGTGGGCTGACCGACCGGGATCGGGATGGCGGTACCGTTGATGGAGACCGGGACGCTACCGGCGAGGGACTGGACAACGGAGCCGTTCATGGCGTTGTCCCAGATGCCCTTTACGACGGTCTTGGGAAACGCAGCCTCGTTCCCGGCGTTAGCGCCGAGAATCTTGGATACGGTCTCGATCTTGGCTTCGTTGTCGGGATTGTACGCGGGTGCAGGCATATGCCCTCCTTACTGGTCTGCGAGGCCGAAGAACCCGAGCGCCTCGCTCAGGCCGTCATCCTCGGTCTCAAGGTCTGCATCCACCGCAGGGTCGCGGGGGACTGAAGGCGCGGGCGTAGCGTCTGCCTGCTCGCGCAGCGTGGCGAGGGCGTCTACCTGCTCCTGCCACGAGTCTTTGTCGCCGGTGAGGAATGAGGCGAAGCGGGCCGGAATGTTGGCCTTGGAGAGGAGACTCTCCTTATCGGAGAGCTCGGCGGCGGCGCGCTCTGCGGCCTCCTTCGCCTCCAGCTTCTCGGTGAGGGCGGCAAGCTGGGCTCGCAGCTCGCTCACCTCATCCGAATGAGTCTCCGCATCATCCTTCGGCGCCTCCTCCGCAGGAGTCGCCTCGTCCTTCTCAAGAGTCTCAACGGGGTCCTCCTCGGGGTGCTCGATCGGGTAGTCAGTGGTTGAGATGGGCCCGTCAGTCTCTTCAACGACGGAGGGCTCAGGCGCGGGGGTGTCGCTCATTTGCGCTCCTTCAGCTTCTCCCGGAAGTACTTGTCCATTGCGCGCCTAGCATCCACTCCGTGAAGGTCCTGGTCGCGCACAACCTCATTGTACACACGTTCGAATCCGATCTGCTGATCCTTCCCCTCCCAGTGCTTGGAGGTGAAAACCGCTACACACGTGCAGAAACAGTGATCGTGGTACCTGTCAGCCCTAATTCCCGCAGACTCCGAGGACTTATAGACCGGGCCACGAGATGCGAGCATCGCACAGAAACCACAGGGGCCATTCTTGTTCGGGTGGCACACCCTGGCGAAAGCGAATGGACGAGCAATCAGCTCACCACGCGAATTGCGGCGGTACTTGTCCGGCACATCCGAGAACACCTTCATGCTGCGGTGGCGCTCCTTGACGAGCTCCTCCTCATCGAGGGTACGAACAGCTTCCTCCACCCTGTCCGCGACCTTCTCGAAAGCCTCCTCCAGACTCATGTGTGGGCGGCGGCGGGACTCGACCTTCTCGACATCCTCAACGATCGCCTTCTGTGTCGTCTCGGAGAACTCCTCAAGGTCCTTAGCCAGGTCATCCAGAGCGCCCTCAATGACCTCAATAGAGTTGGGCGCAGTATCCACCGCGTCAGCCACCGTTCGGCGCGCAGCGGCCAGCACGTGCCCCTCCAGGGACCGCTCAAGGCGCCTCATCCCCTCAGGGGACGACAGAGCCCCCTGAGTCCCTCGAATCGTGCGGGCGATCGTCTTCGGCGAGTACCCGGGCTGGGGAGGAATCCACGACTCAGGCACGCCAGCCTTACGGGCCTGGCCTCGCAGGAACAGGGCAGCCGCGGCCCATGCCTGCTTCCTGGCCTGCCACATGAGCGGAGTCAGGAGGTCCCCCACATGCTCCACAGGGGGCGGCTCAGGGAGCCCCTCAAACGCCTTGAGTGCATCCTCGGCACGCCTGCGAAACAGCATGACAATGCTACGCAGGATGCTATAGAACAGGGCCTCACTCACCCTCAGGGGCCTCCTCCGCATCCTCAGGCGCCTCCGGAGCCTCAGGCATATCCAAGCCCGCGTCAGCGTCCATCCTGTCCCCACGGGCCTTCTCCCGGCGCAACTGCTCCGGAGTGAGGTGCAGGAACTCGCGGGCAGTCTCATCACCGATGATGCCCTGACTATGGGCCTGGAGGGCGTTCGCCATCTGCGCCGAGGTAGACGGGGCTGCAGCGTCACGCCACGTCACCTCAAGAGCCTCAAGCCCATCCAGAGACATGCCATTCGCCTGCGCCACAATCCGGCCGACCCGCTCCAGGGCGTCACTGAACTGGCGCTGCTTGTTCTCCGCCCGGGCGATGAGGCGGTCCTTCGCCACACGCAGAGCCTCAGCACTAGTGGGGTTGTTGTCCGAGGAGACGCCCATCATCGACGGGGGGATACCGGTCATGGCGGACAGCTGGAGGGCGTAGGACCTGTACGTGTTGATGAACGGGTCCAGCGCCATACCGGTCAGCTGCTTCACGTCACCACCACTGGGGATGGCGATCAGGTTCCCCATGTACGCCTGCATCTTGTCCGGCTGCTGCGCCAGCATCTCCGCAGCCCCGTCACCCACGACGGCGCGCATCGGGGAGGAGGCCACCTCCTGCGCCACCTGAAGGTTCGTCAGCGTGCGCGAGGCGGCATCAATGACGGACGTGAGCTCACGCAGGTCCGAGCGCCCATACTTGTCCGACAGGCGAGCACGGTTGAACATGGGGACGATAGATGCCCCCCACTGGTCCTGGCGGCCCTGGCCGACGCTCTTCCAGTCGTACTTGCCCTTCGCGTAGAACTCCACGCCGTCGGGCGTGTAGTAGGTGGCCCCCACGTTGCCGTCATCCCGGCGGTAGAGGACCACACCCTCCACAACCTCGCCACGGAAGTTGATGCGCACACGAGCGTGCTTCGCATCCACAGCGCGGATCGACGCGAACTCATGCTCATCATCCGGTGGCGCAATCACCCAGTAGGCCGCGCCAGCGCTAATGGCCTCAGCGGCCGCCAGGTTAAACTGGGAGTCCATGTCGTTCGCCTGCCACGTCTTCCGCAGTAGATCAACCACACCCAGCTTGTCGTCATCGGCGACGCGGTACCCATCTGGGATGAGAATCTCGGTGAGGACGTCCACTGCCATCTTGGCGAACGGGGCCTGAATCTCCAGGACGCGCGCCTTCGCGGGCAGACTAATACCCACCGCATCAAGTCGCCGCTTCCCCTCATAGTAGCCCTCATAGGTGATGGGGCGGTAGGCGCCCGACGCGAACTTAGAGATCATCTTCTGGAAGCTCACATGAGCACCTTCCACTCGCCTCGCGGAGCAGTCAGGTCCGCCCACTCCTTCGAGTTCTTCACATGCCTATACAGCATTCTAGCGCCGATCATGCACACGGCGAGGTCGATCTTCTTAGACGACTTAGGGGACTCCTTCTTCA